TTCTACTCCAGAAGCAGATAATGAAAAAGCACAAGAATTAGCTTTTATGTTACAAACTACCGGGCAAACTATGGGAGCAGAATTCAGTCAATTAATATTAGCAGAAATTGCTACTTTAAGAAAAATGCCTGTATTAGCTAAAGCAATTAAAGAGTATAAACCTGAACCAGACCCAATAGCTGAAAAATTAAAAGAACTTGAAATAGCTAAGATTGAAGCTGAAATTAGAAAATTACATAGTGAAGCTACAGAAAATGCTGCTAATGCTAATCTTGATAATGCTAAAGTCGGTACTGAGCAAGCTAAAACAAGAGAGTCCAATAGTAATGCTGATAAACAAGATTTAGACTTTGTTGAACAAGAAACTGGAACTACTCATGTTAGGGATGTGGATAAAATTACTTCTCAAGCTGAAGCCAATACAAGAATGAAAGTTATTGATAATTTAACCAAAAAAGATAAACCGGTTAAATGAATTTAAAAGAATTAATCCAAGCAACTAATTAATATTGATTAGCCTTGGGTAATCTGCGATTAAGCAGGACACATGTGAAAGGAAATTATTATGAATGAGTCAGATGCACAACTTGAAGCGGTAGAACTATCAATTGAGAACGCTAAAAGAAATATTACTCGTATGGATACTTTACAAAAGTTGACTAATAATAAAGAGTTTAATACTATTGTAGTAGAAGGTTACTTTAAAGATGAAGCAAGTAGACTTGTATTACTTAAAGCAGACCCATCTTTACAAGGCGATGTAGAGCAGAAGTCTATTAAGAATCAGATTAATGCTATTGGTTATGTAAGACAATATTTTAATACTGTTATGCAGATTGGTATTATGAGTTCTAAAGCTATTAATGACGATGAAGAAACAAGAGAAAGTATTTTAGCTGGTGAAAAATAATGGCTGAAGTAATTGCTGAAGAAAGTGGGCAAGAAAAAGAAGAACTTTCACAAGAACAAAATATATTAGGGATGTCTGATGAAGAAATTCTTGATATGCCTCCTCCTGATACCGAGCAATCTGTGGATGAAGCTGAAAAAGTGGATGAAGCAGAAGAGGATGTAGAGGAAGAAAAAGATGAAGATACTGAAGATACTGAAGAAGAATCTGAAAAAGATGATAAATCAGATACAACTGATGAAGATTCAACTGAAGATGTTCAGGATGAAGATAAACAAGAAGCCATTAAGGATAATAAAGAGGGAGATGATAAAGACTCTGAATTAGACTATAAAGCAGAGTATGCGAAGCTTATAGCCCCTTTTAGAGCTAATGGTAAAGATATGCAAATTAATAGCGTAGATGATGCTATTACATTAATGCAGCAAGGAGCAAATTATAATAAGAAGATGGCTGGGCTTAAACCCAACTTAAAACTTATGAAAATGCTCGAAAATAATGAGTTACTGGATGAAAATAAACTCGCTTATTTAATAGATTTAAATAAACATAATCCAGAAGCAGTACAAAAATTTATCAAAGATAGTGGTATTGACCCACTTGAAATTGATACTGAAGGTAATGCTGAATACACACCCGGTACTTACACTGTAGATGATACAGAGGTAGAACTTGATGCGGTTCTCGATGATATTCGAGATACAAAATCGTTTAATGAAACTATCGATGTCATAAGCAATAAGTGGGATGCATCCAGTAAGAAAGTGTTATTAAATCAGCCAGATATTATCGGTATAATCAATGAGCATGTAGGTAATGGTATATATGCTAAAATTACTCAGGTAGTCGAAAATGAGCGTATGCTTGGACGATTAAAAAACCTTTCAGACCTCGAAGCTTATAGACATATTGGTGATATTATTCAAGCAAAAGGAGGGTTCAATAAAAAAGAACCTGCTTCTGAAGCCAATGAAGAAATATCTAAAAAGCCAGTTAATAAGTCGAAGGATGACCCGAAGCTTAAGAATCGTAAGAGAGCTGCAAGTCCTATTAAGCAGGCTCCTGGTAAAAAGGTCGATAAAAATTTTAATCCTTTAGCTCTATCAGATGAAGAATTTGATAAAGTTGCCGGTAGCCCATATTAAATTATTTATAAAGTGAGTATTTATTATGCCAACTGAACGTATGTATAACGACCCTTATGGAGGCAATCCTTCAGATATTGGGCCACAAATGAATGAATTCTTTTATCAGAAGAAAGCGTTAATTGAATTAAAGAAAGCACAATTCTTTTCTCAATTAGCTGATACTACTTCTATGCCTAAGCATTTTGGTAAAACAATCAAAAAGTATCATTATCTTCCTTTACTGGATGATGCCAATGTAAACGACCAGGGTATCGATGCTTCTGGTAATATTGCAAACGGTACTATTGGTACCTATACTGCAACTGTAAAAATTGCTCCTAGTGTTTCTGCATTTAATATTGCTGCTGACCACTTAGATGCACGTTATTTTACTGCTGAAAATACTGTAGCTGCTACTGCTACTACTGCTGCTGAAGCACTTGCTGCCGCATGGTTTGCTGCTAATGGCCTGACTGATACTGCAACTGCTGTTGCTGCTGGTTGGCGTGTAACCGGTGCCGATGGTAATGAAGCTGCTATTACCCCTGTACCTAATACTGGTAACCTTTATGGTTCAAGTAAAGATGTTGCTACTATTACCGGTAAACTTCCTGCTCTATCTGAGCAAGGTGGACGAGTTAATCGTGTTGGCTTTAAACGTGTTGAAATTGAAGGTTCTATTGAGAAATTCGGTTTCTTTGATGAATATACTAAAGAGTCTGTTGACTTTGATAGTGATTCAGAACTGACAATGCATGTTAATCGTGAAATGCTTAATGGTGCCAATGAAATTACTGAAGATGCTCTTCAGATTGATTTATTGAATGGTGCTGGTGTTATTCGCTATGGTGGTGATGCTATTTCTAAAGCTACTATTACCGGTGCAAATGGTGATACAGCTTCTTTAATTGGCTATGAAGATTTAATGCGTTTATCTATTGATTTGGATAATAACCGATGCCCTAAATCTACTAAGGTAATTACTGGTTCACGTATGGTTGATACTCGTGTAGTTGATGCTGCTCGTTATATGTATATCGGCTCAGAGCTTATCCCTATGGTTAAGCGTATGACTGATTTATTCGGTAACCAGGCATTTATCTCTGTCGCTCAGTATGGTGCTGCAGGTACTATTGCTACTGGTGAAATTGGTACTGTTGACCAGTTCCGTATGATTGTCGTTCCTGAAATGGCACATTGGGCAGGTGAAGGTGCTGCTGAAGGTACTAATGACGGTTATAGAGCTACTGGCGGTAAATATGATGTATATCCAATGTTAGTTGTTGGTGATGCTTCATTTACTACTATTGGTTTTCAAACTGATGGTAAAACTGTTAAATTCAAAATTAAACATGTTAAACCTGAAAGTGATACTTCTTACTCTCGTGATGACCCATATGGTGAGTTGGGCTTCATGTCGATTAAGTGGTATTATGGAACTATGATATTACGTCCAGAACGTATTGCATTATGCTTAAGTGTTGCTGAACTGTAATAAGTTGAGTAGATAGATGATACCCTTTTAGTTTAATTATTAAGAGGGTATTTCTATATACTTACCGTCCCTAAGCCGAAGCGATAGCGAAAGGCGCAGGGACATACTAAACCCCAACTAATACAAGTTGGCTAAAGAGGTCAATAGACCTACTAAATAAAGGAAAAATAATGAAAAATTTAGATTTTAGTGAAGCAATGCTTCAATTAAAAAAGGGTAACTGTATTGCCCGTAATGGTTGGAATGGTAATGGTATGCATTGTTTTGCACAGTTTCCCGATGAACATAGCAAGATGACTCACTCATACCTGGTCATGGTTATTCCCGGCTGTGAAGAAGGTGAACGTATGTTACCTTGGCAACCGGCACAAGTTGACTTATTTGCAACTGATTGGGAGATAGTATAATGGAAGATTTACCAGAGAACGGTACAGAAGAAAATGAAGATATGAATTTGGATATGGATAATTCAAATGAACCAATTCCAGAAGGTGCAGAAATTGAGCAAGAAGCAATGCCTGATGAACTGACTCTTCTAAAACAACGAGCTAAGATGATGGGTATTAAGTATCATCCGTCTATTGGTTTAGACAAGCTTAAAACAAAAATTAAAGATTTTCAGGATACGGCTAAAAAAGCTAATATCAAAGAAGCCCGTGAAGCCTTACGTGTTCAAGAGGCCAAAGAAGCTGTTATAGCCCCTGAAGTTAAGTTAACACCTGATACACCAATGCCGGAAACAAAGAGCCAGAAACGAGCTAGAATGGTTAAAGAAGCAGGTAAATTGGTTCGTATTAGAGTATCAAATATGAATCCAAATAAAAAAGAATGGGAAGGGGACATTTATACCGTATCTAACAGTGTTGTTGGTACTTTTAAAAAGTATATTCCGTATAATAACGAAGAAGGTTGGCATGTACCTACAATTATTCTTAGTCATTTACAGGAAAGAATGTGTCAGGTGTTTTATACTGTTAAAAACAGTCGTGGTGCTAAAGTAAGAAAAGGTAAATTAATTAAAGAATTGTCTATTGAAATTCTACCTGATTTAAATATAACAGAGTTAAAAGACTTAGCTACAAGACAAGCTATGGCACATTCAATAGATTAATTAATTAAGGAATAGTCAATGACTGATGAGATTGATGTTGAAAAAATTGGTATTAAAGATTTAACTACCGGGTCAATTACTGGTAATGGTGTCTTTGATGAAATAATGTCTACTATTCAAGTCCGTATGGATAGAGAATGGGATAAAAATCGCATTAAGGGTACTGACTATTCCAAAGTTTATTTAGGGGCTATGGAAGCCTCTATGCAACAATCTATTGTATTCTTATTGGGTAAAGATAAAGCATATATTGAATCTCTGCTTATTGATGCCCAAAGAGAAAAGACCGAAGCTGAGATACTTAAAGTTGAAGCTGAAACTAAATTAATTAACCAAAAGAATTCAAATGCTATTATTGAAGGACAAATTTTATCTGTTCAATTAGAAATAGCAAAATTAACCGAAATTAAAACTACACAAGAAATAGAAAACCTTAAAGCAGTAGAAGCATCTGAATGGGCTAAAACTTTAGATATAGTTGATGGTATTCCTGTTACTGGTTTAATTGGTGCACAAAAACTTAAAGTTAACGCTGATACTGATTTAACTATACAGAGAAAGAAAACTGAAATGTCTAATATTTTAGACACTGTTGATGGTAATCCTATTGCTGGACTTAACGGTAAAAAAATAAGTTTATACCAACGTCAAGGTGATGGATTTACTAGAGATGCAGAGCAAAAGTTAACTAAGATTATGACAGATACCTGGTCAGTTAGAGCATCAACCAATGAAAAAACTGATACTCGGCTTACTAACTTAGATAATGAATCTATTGGTGAAGTCGTTAATAAAGCCAAAGCAGGTATTGGTGCTTAATATTATAAGGTAGTATTGATGGGATTACTCTCTGGCGAAGACATAGTAATTGTCTATTCATCTTCAGTTAAACTGATAGATAAGTATCCAGATATACTAGCTCAGGCTGTTGTATTTGCAGTTACAAGTAATGGGTCTATTGTAGATAATATACTTGCCGCATATAGAAATAATTTCTCTTCTAAAGTTGATGACCTTATAGCGTATGCCAAAAGAAAACCTGATGGTTATTATTTTGGTATGCCTACTGGAACATTAAATGGTTATACCCCAGATTATGAAAATCTTATAAGCACTATTGCTACAATCGAAGGTGTAACTGAGAATGAAGTAAATATATATAATACATCTGAGATAGATTTATCAAATCCAATTTCAGATATAGATTCACTTTTAGATACTTTAAGGCTTGGCACAATACCTAATGTAGAATTAGGGGATTTGTCTCCCAAAGCATATTCAGATGCTTATATGATTAAACACTTCCCAGGATGGCAACCTGGTGTATCAAGTCCAGCAGGTGTTATTGTTATTGATGGTAAGTCCTATAAATATAATGGATATACTTATACAACAACTTATAATCAGGCTGAAGCCAAAAATGATATTAGTAATGTAAAAATACATTTCAAACATGATACAGGTAGGCAGACTTGTAAAGATGATATGAATGGTATGCCTGTATGTAAACCTTTAATTTATTATCATACTATAGCTATTGGCTCTCCTAAAGGAGACAAATGGTATCAAGCATATTATTCAACATTAGATGAACCAGATGTAATAAAATTATTTATCTATGATACTACTACAGGAAAATATCCCGCTTTAAAAAAGCCTACTAAATCTGATGGTCAAGAGTTTTATCCAGTTATACCCATTAAAAGACAATTTGAATATATCAGTGACTATAATAATAAAATAGAAGCTTCTGTTAGAAAAGCACTAGATTATTTGGATTTTCGCCTAGAAGATTTTGAAAATATAATTAAAGAAAGTCCAGATGCTGAAGATTTATCTGATGGTTTTATTAATTTTAGAGTCCCCATATTTACCCAGGAACAAAAATCAATTGCATACTTATGGAAATTTTTTACTGAAACTAGTGGAAATTTACCAAAATACCCTATTAGTGAATACACATATAATGAAAGTGGTGGTCAATCTTATTTAACAATAAGAGAAGATTTAATGGATTACACTATAAAATTTAATAATATTCAGCATTTATCCATTAAAGGTAGAATAGGCCCAATAGGTACTTATGCCAATTCTACTGAAGTAAATCATATTATGCTTTCTAATCCTAATTATGACCCTGATTCTGGTTATTCTTATGCCCATAGAAGATATATTTATGTCCCTTATATAGAAATGAAACAACAGACTGGGGATAATGATATTAGTGTAATTAGGGTAATTAATTTAAATGCATCCTCTGTTATAACTTTCGAGGGTGACCCTTATATTGCTTACCCAGAAGAAGTAAATATACCTTTAATGTCTAATATAATGGACACTTTTAATAGGCTGGATAAATCATCTATTTTATTAGATGCAACTCATATAACTATTTATGCTGCTAAAGAAGAGCATGTTAAATGGTATGAAACTGCATTTTTTGCTTTTGTATTTAAAGTAGTTGCAATTGTTATTGTTATGTACACTAGTTTTTATATCCCGGGAACTGAAGCAGCTTTAGCAGGTGAAGTATTTGCTTTTGGATTAACTCAAGCAGCAGCTTTATTAAGTATAGTGACTATTATAAGCCCTGGATTAGCTGATTCTCTTGGTATGTTAGGTATGCTTATAGGAGCTTATTCTTTTTTAACTGGGGGGTTTTCTGGAGTACTAAATCAGTTAACATCTAGTGTTATGAATTTTGCTGAAGTGCTTATGAAAGCAGTAAATGCAATAAGTGATTTTGTTGTTAAACAGACATATGAAGATTTAGGAGACATAACTGAAAACTATAATGATTTTATGGAAGAATATGAAACCAGATTGGATGAGGTTAATGAAGCACAGCAAATATTAGATGATATGGAAGCCGATAATCACTTTAATCCTTTATGGACTGTAGGTGATGATGAGGGAGGAGAAGATTCTATATTTGATGTTAATGAATCTCCAGATTCTTTTTACAATAGAACAATACATACCGGTAACCCGGGAGTACGTACTTTAAGTGAACCAGCTAATTTTGTCAGTAATATGCTAAGATTACCTGAATTTAATTATAATGATATGATTCCTGCTTACAGGAATCCTGATACAGTATTTATATAGGAGAATTATTATGGCTTTCGGTGATAAACCAATGCTTTCAATGCCGGGGTTTGATGCCTCTAATTTTAATCAATATGGTTCAGGGGAAGGTTTTACCACTCCTGGAGTAGAAGGTTCTGATAGTTGGTTAAGTGGATTTGATATGGGTGGTATAACTGATGCACTTAAAGGTTTTGGTTCAATAGCTGGTGGTGTTGGT